AACATTGGCTCAAGTGGGCGCTGCCCTCTTGGCGCCAAAACCAGAGGTGCCTGCTGCAGATAACCAACGTCGATCACGCGATCAGCGATTTGCGCCGCGTTATGGCTTTGATTCATTTCAAGATCTCTCACAATTTGGCGATCCGTTAAATTTGGTATATACAAATCAAGGGAGCGAAGACGAGCAAGAAACCAATCCAAATGGCGGAGTGAGGGTTAATACTTCGCTGTTATGGTCGGCTGTTTATAGCAATGGTAATTCGCAGTACGTGCAGCTTCTTGCGGCCATTGGCGCCTCTGATATCACCAACATCGATCCATCGTTAACCGCTTTTGGCCAAACACTGGTGAAGTTATTTGCACAAGCTTCATCTTGGCAATACTTTGGGCAAAATGGTCCACTGCAATACAGTCAGCTTCTACAGGGCACAACTACAGACCCGTACCGAGATAGCAACCTTTCCTTGATTTATCGACCAACAATCAATGAAGAGGATCAGCTCACTGGATACAGTCAAGCTTTTTCACCATCATCGTCTTCAGAATTTGGTATTTATTCTCCCATTCCCATCGCTGTGAGCGTTTTTGCTCGCGATGGAGATGGAGACGAGAAGCGGGCACCGCTGAAGATTGATCTGTCAGATGAAGTGGAGGCTATTTGGAGGAACAAGTATTTAAATGCTGGTGCCCGGAAAGAGTTTCCGAGGGGCTTTACTTTTACGATGAAGATAGCAAAGGTTTCGGCAAAAACCGCAAATAATGAAGCTGTTGATGCGGCAGAAGAAATTAGATTTGCCGCTGCCGAAAGTATAGAAAAGGGCACACTTTATAAGCTTGGCACTGCATTATTCCAAGTACAAAGCATTGGAGGTGAAAGCACAAATAAAAACGAGGGCCTTGATAGGGAGACGCTGAAGATAACATTTGTGTGCATTGAGCCTGGTTATGCTCCTTGGGAGGATTATGCCACGGAAGATATCGACGAAGAGCGCGACGAATTAAAACAACAGCGCACGAATTTAAAGGCGCAGCTAGACACCTTAACTCTGCAGAAAACAGAGGGATTACGTGTTACTGATTATATCATTGGAGATATCAGTGAAAAGAAGAAGCGCATTATTGAACAATTAGCAAATCAAGTGGATGTTGTTGAGGAGCTGCTTGAGCTTGTTGTTTCCTATAGAAGAAACAAGAGCCAGATGGATGAATTGGTAAATACCGCTGAAGCCAATGGCGACGTTGATCAAGTGGTACAAAGGTTTGCTGGTCTAGTAAACGCCAGCGAGGAAGCCTTGGAGAAATTAAAGAGTCGCAGAAATAAGCTTCTTGCCACAATAGAGAGAAGGGAAAATAATAATCAAAATACAAGACAAGAAGAAGCTACATTGGCAACCATCGAAAAAAATATCATTGAAGCCAAAAAAGAATTGCGAAGCACAAGATCGCGACTGGCCAATGCTGTTAGGGAATATGGGGTGGCTGATGGCGTGGTCGCAACGCAAGTAGCGGCAGCAAGAAAGATTGCTAATGATGTGCAAAATATTTTTGAAGGACTAGCTGTAGATAAAAGTGGCATCCCAAATTTTGCGCAAATGAACGCAAGAGCGGGTCAAGAACGGCGAGTGTTGCGCAAGCTTCGCAATTATTTGCGGCGCTTACAAGACAGAGTATTGGCCATTCTTCCCATTGATCAGGCTGCGATGGAGCTTGCGTATTCTCAGTTGGACACGCAGATTTCTACGGTTCAAAAGCAGTTAACTGCTGTCATTGATCACCTTTCTGATCCGGATTCTTTCAATGATTTCTTGGGAACAAAATGCATGGCAAAGGTGACTAATGCCACTTATCAAAGTATTACAGCTTCAAACGTCATTCATTTTGCTGTCAAGGCGAAAGTGTTTATGCGAGTGCAAGGTCGGGCGACCACCTATGGGCAAGTGGATGTAAAGGATGAAGGAAAGCAGTACAAAGATAAAGATAATGGCCAAAAATTTCGCACTGCATTATTTACGGTTTCCTATAGGGAAGTGGGGACAGAATTATGGTCAACTCCCGGAGCTATTTTCTGTGTTCGACGAAGCTTTGATAGAGAAACATTCCTACCTCTCACTTTTGCAGATTTAACAGCACGAAAACGCTGGGAGTTTAAATTTGAGCCAGTGCTTGATCCGTCTGCTCAAGCATTAAAAATGGGCTTTGATGCGACTGGTACAAATGTGAGGGGTGAAAAGCTGAAGTTTATCTACCTTGAAGGAAAAGGTGAAACAAAGCAAATTGATTCTTTTTACTACAAGGGCTACGCCCGCAATGGAGATGAGCCAAATCTACCCCCTCGTAACAAGAGCCCTTTTGGCATTGACGAATGGACGTTATTTTCAACACATTCCGACACGTCTCTACAATTTTCTTTTGATAATGGGCCAGAGTTTAAAATTGCTGCGATCTCAGAGCAGCAGATAGAAGCTTTGCCCGCCTCTTTGTATTCAGCAATGAGCCTTATCGGGTTTAATGCTTACAGTGGCGCTGGATTGACTAGCTTGCGTAATTTAAGCGTGTTTGTCACGAAAGGCAAGAAAGTAAGAACAATTCAACTCTCGCCTCCATCGTATTCAGCAGAACCGAATGCCTCGTCATGTTTAGCCCCCGAAATCTTCTTGGACACCATTCTTGATCCAATAAATGGCATTGGCCAGTATACGGATGTTAGTGGTGTTGATATTGAAAAACTTGCAGACGCGAAGAAGTTTTGCTTGAAGAATGGATATTACATGGACGGAGTGATTGCAGAAAAGGGCGCGTGGCGTTCATTCTGGAGCGAGGTGGCTCCTTTTGGCCTCCTAGAGCTATCTCGCATTGGAGGGAAAGAAGCCCTCATTCCAAGCGTGCCTACACTTGGCGATGGAAGCATTACAGACTCAATAACAATTAGTGCGTTATTTAATCAGGGCAATATTCTCGCTGATACATACAAAGAGGAGTTCTTGGACTACGGCGAAAATACCGAAGACTTGATTGCCACAATTATCTATCGGTCACAACCAGATGGCGAGGCTTTCCCAAGAAATACTAGTGTCACGATAAAAAGAAAAGATACAATTGAGGCCACTGCTTCACGGCGAACATTCGATCTGTCAAATTTTGTAACAAATAGACAGCAAGCTTTGGATTACGGTATTTTGCTTGTCGAGCAGCGTCACCACATTAAACGTAGCATTGAATTTAAAACATTCCCCTCGCAAGCTCCAATTGCTCCTGGTTCGTATATTTACGTGCAAATTGATGACAATGAGTGGGACAATCTTCACTCTGGTTCTGTAATGGACGATGGTAGTGTTAATATTCCTTTTGCAGATGAAAGCCTTACGGGAACTTTCGATACGCTCATCTACAAGCCCGCATCGACACCCATCAAAGCCAGTGTGACATTCACTGCAGGGCAAACCAGCGACTTGAGCCAATATGCGGGCACTGGTGCATTGTTTGTGGTTGGCACTGAGCGTGCGTCAAAAAGAGTGTTTCGAGTGGTGGAAGTTGGGCTGGAGCCGGAAGGGGAAGTTAAGATTGGTGCTGTTGAGCATCCATGCAAAGAATTGGCCGGGCAAACCAAAAGCCAGTTAATTAATTTGGACGGAAACGGGCGATTTAATTACGCTTTGTACGATATCGAAAATTGATCGCTAGAATTCTTCTATAGCATATGTTGTTGCAGTAATGGCAATCTACACCGGAAATAACGGGCGCATGTATATTGCTCGTCGGCAATCTAGCGAGCTGACTGGCACCCGTTCTCTTGCCATTGTTGCAGGGCAATCAATTAATGCTGGAGACATCCTGACTGCTCTTACCATTCAAGGTGATGGCAGTGGAGCCAAATTTAGAGCTGACAATACCATCGCCCTGAATGATACATCTCGCACTTGTAATTTTACGATTGTGGATGGCGGACAGCAATATGAAGCCTCAGATATTATCGCATTGGCTCGCTATTCAAACAACACATGGGTGAGGATGACCGCCGATTTCGGCGTAGGAACAGTGCAAACTCGCGGTGTAGATAGCGAAAGGGAAATCATTAACGATAACTATCGCATTGCAAAAATTCGTGATTGGTCTTATACGAGCAACAGTGAGGTCATTGAAACCACTGCACTTGGGGATGTAGCAAAAACATTTGCCCCTTCAATCACTTCCGGCGACGGCAGCGCTACGCTGATGTTCTACGAGGATGAAATTAATAACTACACAAGCTCCAATCCAAAGGACATCTTTGAGCTAGTTGACATCTTATTCCCTCGTGATGTGCCGCCTCGTGT